GTTTGGTATAGGACAAGAGATAACATTTCCTAATCTTACAGATCTACAAGTCGTTGCATTAGAAGAACCATACTATTACATGAATGTAGATGGGGATAGATTGTATCTTGACTCTGCAAAACATTTAACAAACCAAAGTTTATTTCAAGAAGAGTGTGTAAAACAATTACGATTTAATCCTCCAACATTGAAAACAAATGATTGGAAAAAACTTACAAACATATTGTTAGAGAATGCAGAAGTAACAGAACCAGCAGAAGGTACAGGCACAAAAGATATATTACGTAATTATCTTGAAGACTATTGTGTAAATAGAATACAGAAAGATGACTTTGAAGATCTTAAAAACGGAGGTACATTTACCAAAGAAGGCTACCACCATTTTGTATTTGATAACTTCTTTCACAATTATTTATCTAGAAAACATTGGAAGGTGCCATACCAAAGAACATCACAGATGCTAAAAGACAATCTACATTGCACAACTAAACGTGTGGGTAGACATAAGCTATCTGTATTTGCTGTAGCTAGATTTGATAAACAAACAGAAACATACAAACCAAAACCATTTAAGAAAGATAATTACTAATGCGAACTATAATTTATGGACCACCAGGCACAGGTAAAACACATACTTTGTTAGGACATATAGAAAAATTTCTTGAGACAACAGACCCAGATAAGATTGGATATTTTACATTTAGTAAAAATGCTGCACAAGAAGGCAGAGAAAGAGCTGCATTAAAATTTAGATTATCTATGTTAGATGATCTACCATATTTTCAAACACTACACTCTTTTTGTTTTAATCAACTTGGATTAGCTAGAGATCAAGTGATGAAAGAAAAACATTACAAAGAATTAGGTGAGAAGATGGGACTAGAGATAGAAGGTACACAGCAAGACGAAGATCATGACAGTGTCTTCTATTCAAAAAATCCATACATACAATTAATAAACATAGCACGATCAAAAGAAATAGATCCTGTAAAATATTATCATCTTACAGATAATCAACAGGTATCATTAAACAAATTAAAAATTATATCAGAAGAGTTAGAAAGATATAAATCAGAACATGGATTGATTGACTTTCCAGACATGATAGAAAAATTTTTAGCATCAGGTGAACCACCAAAGTTACGTGTAATGTTTGTTGATGAATCACAAGATTTAAGTTTGATACAATGGAAATTAGTAAGACGAATAGAAGAAGCAGCAACAGATTCTTTTATTGCAGGAGATGATGACCAGGGTATTTACAAATGGAATGGTGCACATGTAAACACATTTATAAATTTAGAAGGCACAAGAAAAATATTAGAACAATCACACAGAGTGCCACAAAAACCTTTTGCTCTTGCAAATAAAATTATTAACAGAGTTAGAAACAGAGTAGAAAAAAAATATTATCCAAAAAATACGACAGGATCTGTCAATCGTTGTCAAAGTTTATATGATGTAGATTTTACCAAAGGTAAATGGTTAGTGCTAGCAACGGCAAACTATATGTTGGGAGACATAGGTGATGTGTTAGATGAGAAAGGATTATATTGGCAAAGAAGAAAAGCAACACCAAGAGTAAAAAACATATACGAAATTATACAGAAGTGGGATGAATTAAAAACAGGTGTACCTATGCACTTTAATGATTGTAAAAAAATATTTAACAAGATGAATAAAAACTGGGACAAGAAACTATTCAAAGCTATGGTCAAAGACCAGTTCTATGACATAGATACATTAAAAGATAAGTATGGATTACAAACAGAAGCAGACTGGCAAGAAGCATTAGATGAATTAGGAAATGAAGATATTAGAAAGATATCAAAATTAATAAAAGCAGGAGAAGATTTATCTGGCACACCAAGGATAAGTATCTCTACAATACATGGGGTAAAAGGAAACGAAAGAGAGAATGTAGTAATTAATACAGAACTATCTGGAGCAGCTTACGATGAGTATCAAAAGAATCCAGATGATACACACAGATTGTTTTACGTTGCATGCACAAGAACAGAAAACAATTTATTTATAATAGAACCACAAAGGAAAAAAGCATATGACATCTAAAGATTTATTTAAAGGTACAACATACAATTCACTAGAAGAGCAGGTAGGCGGGAAGCACTATCGCTCGATGAAAATTCAGCCCGCAGAGTTTATAAACGAAAACAAATTGCTTTTTGCAGAAGGTAATGCTATAAAATATATCTGTCGACATCAGTCGAAAGGGAAAGAACAAGATATAAAGAAGGCAATACATTATTTGGAAATGATACTAGAGAGGGACTACTCATGAAGCCAATATTTAAACCACAGACAGAGTGGCTACCACCACAAGATTTTCCTGATCTATCAAAATACGATGAGATCTCAATAGACTTAGAAACAAAAGATCCCGATCTTAAAACTATGGGCTCCGGATCTATAACTGGCCGAAGTAATATAGTTGGTATAGCTGTAGCTGTCCAAGATTGGAAAGGTTATTATCCTATTGCACACGAAGGTGGTGGCAACATGGATAAGAACATGGTCCTAAAATGGTTTCAAGATGTCCTAAATACAGACGCTATTAAGATATTTCACAACGCTATGTATGACGTATGTTTTATACGTGCTGCAGGCCTTAAAATTAATGGCACTATCGTAGATACCATGATTGCTGGCTCTCTCGTGGACGAGAATCGCTTTAGATACGATTTAGGTAGTCTGGGTCGTGATTACGTCGGAATAGGCAAAAATGAGGCTGTATTAAAGGAAACTGCAGACCTATGGGGTGTAGATCACAAAGCAGAGATGTATAAACTACCAGCCATGTACGTTGGTGAGTATGCTGAACAAGATGCAGATTTAACTCTAAAACTTTGGCAAGAAATGAAGAAACAAATGTATCACGAAGATGTAGAAGATATATTTAAACTAGAGACAGAACTTTTTCCTTGCCTCGTTGATATGCGTTTTTTAGGTGTTCGTGTAAATACTGAAGCAGCATATGGATTGAAGCAACAATTAATAGAAGAAGAAAAAGAATGCTTACACAAAGTAAAAAAAGAAACATTAGTAGATGTTCAAATATGGGCTGCACGTTCAATAGAGAAAGTCTTTCAAAAACTGAACCTACCATATGACTTAACCGCAAAAACAAGTTCTCCATCATTTACTAAAAACTTTCTGCAGAATCATCCTCACCCAGTGGTGAAACAAATAGCTCGTGCTAGGGAAATAAATAAATCTCATACTACATTTATTGATACCATATTAAAGCATCAACATAAAGGTAGAATACATGCAGAGATAAATCAGATTAGATCTGATAGTGGTGGTACTGTAACCGGTAGATTTAGTTATAACAATCCAAACTTACAGCAGATTCCTGCACGGAACAAGGAACTTGGACCACGGATCAGAAGTTTATTTATACCAGAAGAAGGTTGTACCTGGGGTTGTTTTGACTACTCACAACAAGAGCCACGTCTAGTTACACACTACGCAGCTCTCGATGGACTGTATGGCGTTGACGAAGTATTAGATTCATACAACGAAGGCGAAGCAGACTTTCACCAGATTGTATCAGATATGGCTAACATACCAAGATCACAAGCTAAGACAATTAATTTAGGTTTGTTTTATGGTATGGGTAAAAATAAATTACAAGCAGAGTTAGGTGTATCTAAAGAAGATGCGGAAGATTTGTTTAGAACTTATCATGACAAAGTACCATTTGTAAAAATGTTAATGGAAAGTGTAATGCGTAGAGCACAAGACAAAGGTAGAGTTAGAACTTTACTAGGTCGTAGATGTAGATTTAATTTGTGGGAGCCTAATCAGTTCGGGATACACAAAGCATTATCTCACGAAGATGCACTCGCGGAACACGGACCAGGGATCAAACGGGCGTTTACCTACAAAGCACTAAACAAATTGATACAGGGATCAGCAGCTGACATGACAAAAAAGGCTATGGTTAATTTATACAAAGAGGGTATCATACCACATATACAAGTGCATGATGAACTTGATATATCAGTAAATAATAATGCAGATAAAATAAAAGAAATTATGGAGTCTGCTGTTGACTTAGAAGTACCTAACAAGGTAGATTATGAATCAGGCCCTAATTGGGGCCAAATAAAATGATAAATTATGGCTTACTTAAATGCAAACATTCCTGTAGTATACGCACAAATAAAAAAGGAGTATTTATATGACTTACAAAAGCATCATGGAGAAGTGTGTGACTGTGTTATCTTCGGTATTAGCAGTCTTACAGGTCGGAGCATCTTATTTCACGCTATTATGGAAAATGGCGCAATCTTTTATCGCCTCCCAATTAGCGCGTTTATTCAACGTGGTTTCGAAGCAAAAGACGTACCAGCCAGAAGACTTGATGAACTACAGCTTTGGAATTGTTTCTCTTATTATCCTTCTGTGCATCGTTGGGATATTCTAGACGGACAAGCAGGAAAATACATAGGTAAAGATAAAAAGTGGCACCCTGG